TTTAATCTCTATACGCAAGGGGCTATGGGATACCCTACTAAAATCCCAGAAGCAGTTATAAAGAATCCTGATATGAAATTAAAAGGAAGCTTTTATGCTTGGACTGCTGATTCACAAGTTACAAAAACTATGAATCGTATTGCTAATAAGCTTGGTGTTTCTAAATCAGAAATGCAAAAGCAATTTCCAGAGCTAGGTGGCCCATATGATATGAGTACTATAGCTAGGATTAGTAATATGGAAGCAAAATATGCACTGGCCTCTCTCCTTGCTCATCCCAAGAGTGCTGTCGCCAATCTCTATGGCGGGTCAGTGCATACCCTTATTAGTACTGGATATGATAACCTTAAAAAGGCTAGAGATATAAATTATCTTAGAGCTCATATTAATCCAGAATGGAAAACAATGAAGGATGTTGAAGCATCTGTTAAAAAAGCAGGTGTAATTGAAGAATTTTTAATGTATGAAGCCACACTTAACCCTGAAATAAGAGGTAAAAAGTGGGGTGCTTTTATGAAGGATGCAGTTGGTAAGATTAAAAGAGACCCTAACTTTAAGGATGAAGCCTTGGTGAGTTTGGCTAATAAACACGGCATAACGGAAGCAGTTTTAAACAAAGCGGCTTGGTTTATGCGTGAACCTGAGAGAATTTTGCGTAGAGACTCTTATATGGCTCACTTAATTCAAGCTAGAGAGAAATTTGGAGGTGCAATAAAGGAATGGAACCACCCTGTAATCCAAGAAATGGCTAAAAAAGGTGTCAAAGCAACTCAATTCCTTTATTCTGCACCTTTTAGACCTATGTTTGCCGCTACTGGCCTTGGTAAAATGTTAACAAGGTTCCAACTTTGGGCTTGGAATGCTGTTAGATTTAGAAAAGACATCATAAGGGAAGCTAATCAACAAGGATGGCAAGAGGGAACTGTAGAGTTTGAAAGGTTCCAAAGACTCGCTACTGCTGACTTATTTATGATGGCTATGAGTAATGTCTTTATGTACTCATTATTTGAAAGTGCATTACCAGCTCCTTGGAGTTATTTCCAAGATACTGCTGATTGGTTACTTGGTGATGAAGCTGAAAGAGATAGAGCTTTCTTTGGAGCTTGGCCTGCACAAGTAGCACCTTTACAAATGGTTACTCCTCCAAGCTTTAGGATGTTCCCTGCCTTGTTCAAAGGTATAGTAACAGATGACTACTCAAAACTAGCAGATTACACTATCTGGACAATGTTTCCCTTTGGTAGGATAATGAGAGATGTAGCAGGGCCGGGTGGTTTACTTGAAAATCCAATGAGAGCAGTAGAGAAAACAACAGGGTTGCCATATATGCAGTTTTCTAGGCAAGTTACGAAGCACAAAGATAGCGAAATTTTACACCCAGAGGGATTTTAATGTCAGTTTTAGGATTAAGTCAAGGAGTTATAAGAAGCTTAAAGACACTTGCTTCGACAAGCGCTAGTCAAACTGGGGTAATTGATAAGTTGATAGAATCAATGCGCCCCCTTGGTCAATTAGTCCCACCAGTAGAAGCAATCCCACCCGGAAGTTTTTTAGATGCGGCTATGGATTCTAAGAGACTTTCACAAGCAATTCATTCTCAAGTAGAAGGTGCTGTCTTTGATTCAATTAATGATTACTATAGAGCTAATGTACCTACGCCTCCTCCGGGAAGCGATGAAGCGCTTGACCCTCGACTCTTTCAAGACTCTTCAGACTTGACCAATGAAGCATACGAAGATACTAAAAAAATTGTAAATATATATGACCGTGAATTAAGAAGACTTGTAGGTGGTGAAGGTGGTATGCGTGAATTAATGGCTAATGTGCCGGGCAGATTAAGAGCTCAGTTAGAAGGTGCTGTTGGTGAGTTAACTAATAAAATTAGAGAGGATATTCCAAGGTTTATACAAAGTATTGAGAATCCTAATGTCAGTGGTATAACTGATGGTAATCTTTCTTTAAAACAATTAACTGACAAAGATTCTATAATGGGTGAACATTTAAGTTGGTTGAATGAAAACTTGAAAACATTGAGCTCAGACTTTATAGCTTCTAGTGATAGGTATGATACTTGGGAAGATTTTCAAAGAATTAATTGGAATGACCATATTATGCAGATGCAACATAAGCTAGTTGAGGGTATAGAAAATAGTCATCTACCCCATCAAAGAAGAAAATTTATAAAAGAATTAACTCAGTTTAATAAAGAAAATATTCCAGTTTTTAAAAAAGGAGACCTTGTTAGGGCAGATTATGTAAATATGTTGCACGCCTCTAAAAGATATATGCCACAGCCTTATTCTTCTGGCACCGGAGAGATGGGTAAAATCCATTACATAGGTAGCAAGGGAGATAAATACGAGATATCAATGGTGGCTCTGCCAGACGGTAGATTAAGCGCACTTTCTACAGATACTGGATTTGGTATCAGAGGTTATGCTCACGAAGGAAGATGGGTAGAAGGCCTTCCACCAGATGAGCTTAATATTCCACCTGAAAAAGTAAGGCATATATTACCTGACAGTGTTGGTCACGGTAAGATGACTCAAGCAGATTTAGATGAAATGCAAAACACAGGAATGCCTCAGTTTCTTAAACAATTACGTTTTGAAGTTAAACCAATAAAAAATAATAGAGGTAAAAGATTCCAGAGTGAATTTCAAAATGATATTATTTCTGAACCAACTCCGGGCGACTTTACTCTTCCAAAAAGCGCTGAAGAAAGGGTTAACAAATGGCTTATGGGTGAATCAACCTCTCAAACAAATGATTTTATGGATGCTTTAAGGATATTTGACTTTGGTAGAGATGCTGGTGCTGGAAATATGAGCGCAAATTCATTAGGCTTAATAGGAGTTGCGGCAGGAAGGGCTAAAAAACTTACTGAAAGAGCCTTAAGAACTGGAGAAGATTTAGGTTATGTAGGACAGAGAACTGTTTACAATGTTGACCAAGCAATGAATACTATATCTCATCAAAGGAATACTCCTGTTAGAAATGTGGGGCCAGATAAAATTGAGGTTGAAGATATTCTTGCTGATAGATACAATGCAAAAATGGATGGATGGATGGAATTAAAACCTGTAAGGAGGAACGAGGAGGGTAAGTTAGTAAGGGTTGGACTTGGAAAGAACATTGATGTTGACCACTATTTCCAAGGAATTAATGTACATAAAGGGGCTAAGGAGTCAATGCGAGAGGTAATAAGAGAAGCTATAGATTTAGCAGAACAAGGAGAGGTCATAACAATAGGTAATCTAAAAGAAATGGGAAAGGTTAAAAACCCTGCTCTTAGAAGAAATCTACCCTTTGTTGGTAATTTAATAAGTAGCTTAGGTAGCGGTGCCAACACTAAATTAAAAAAACTTTTAGCTCCAACTGGCAAAACTCCTGAAGACTTTATTGATGAGATAACTACATTAGTAGGGCAAGAAGATGCGAAATTTAAACAGCAATTTGGTAATGACGCACACATTTTTGTTGATTTTGGTAGCACAGAATTTGATTCCGCAGGAGAAATTATCGGGGATTTGGAGTTAGTTGTAAGACATAGTGGTGTAAGGGTGGGGCATACTATTGATGCAAATACAATTTTAACTAAGCTCCCAGCAATGCTAGGCCCAATATTGCCGGGTATGAAAGTTACTGTAAAGGGTGACAAAAAAGATAACAAGTAAAAAAGCTGAGTTATTTACTGTATAATTAAAAAAAAATAAAGAGTTCGAGCCCTACCGAAGTAGGACTCTTACTCTAGTGACTTGCAGTCTAGGAGGTTATCTATCTACAAGTCCGGGTAGGACGAAATTATTGAAATAAGCACAGCCTTTGTCTACTATGCAATCCTTATCTGCCAAGTCTGTATCTAATACCTGATGTATATAATACTTGAATCCTGCCTTACGCTCTTGTTTAATTTTCAACATTACGCCGCAACACTTGCCCGTGTTCCAGTTAGCACAATTTAATTGAGCTTTTCTAAGTTGGTTCACAAAAGTCCTGCATTTGTTCAGGAAATACCTCAAATTGACAATCAGATTCCTCGCATATGAGCCCTTCTTCAGAGCTGTCACTTTGTGCTGAACCGTACTCTGCTGTATATAACAAAGCGTCGCACTCTGGACATATGTAGCGAGTTGCATCATCCTTTTTTTCCTTGTTCTTCATTTTTAGCCTCCCAATGCTCTTTTTCCCACCTATCTAACGCTGATGTAAACCTTTCAACATACTGTTCTTTGTTATATGAATCAGCTGTTGTTGGTTCTCCGTCCAAATAAGCTCTGGCTAGTAATTTAATTACATTTTCAGAACTTTTCTCATAAATACTTTCTAATCCTTCTGTCAGCCAGCGTATTTTTTCTATTTCTCTCATACTCTCTCCGCAGTTATCGCATACACCACTTTGGTTCATTGTGTAACCATCACATTCGTGACACATAAAGGGTGTAGGCATTAAGGGCGACCTCTAGTTCAGCCAACCAGCAAAATATTAAGGAACACCATTCTCCACTTTCGCTTCATCGAACTGGTGCTGTCATCCTCTTCTTTCGTTAGGCCGCCCCAATACACTACTTGGTTCTCCAGATTCTGGTTCCAAGTACTCCATTTTCTTGCCTTTTACGACAAGAGAATTTTAGTGTAGTGCCACCTTCAAGATTT